CCTCATCCCTGGTCATAGCCACTTGACCACCGTGTCGCCACGATGCCCCCGCTCCCAGACAAACCAAGCCAGCGCCATCATGCCGCCTGGGCCGTCGCTGTAATCGTCACCGTTCTTCATTAGGCTTTGCCGGCTTGAAAAAACGTGAACTCTCGCCGGCGGCGTGTGAGCAAAAAAGGCTTTGCGTTCTACACCCTCAAGGAACTGCAACTTCAACAGCATGGCCACCTTGCGGCTGGCCAACTGCGTGGCTTGGGCCACCATTGGCAGCGCCAGCTTGCCATAAGGCGGGTTGGTCACGATGTTCTCGCAGCGCTGCGTTTCCATCAGGAAGTCAACGCGGGGCGTGCCATAGCCACGATCAACCAGATCGGTGCTTTGCACCTTATAGCCTGCAGCAGACAGCACTTCCGATATATGCCCCTGTCCACAGCACGGCTCCCAGATCCTGCCGTCGAACTTCTCGACTGACAGCAGGGCTTCTGTGCTTGCGGCAGGCGTGGCGTAGAAGTCATCTCTCTGCCGGTCGCCGCGATCATTGATGCCGATGAGCTTCATGCCGGCTTGCAGACTTGCGCTGGTCATCTTTGTCAGCTCCAACCAGTGCAGTCGCCGCCATCGGCCTGGCATAAATTGCCTTCATCGCTGAACAGCCAATCTTGTTGAGCATCCACAAAATCCCGTAACTCAGCGAAAGTGCCTTTGTGCCGAAACCTCTTTCCGAACCGACGCTCGATGTTGATCCACCAGTCTGCACGCTCAGGCATATCGCGCATGATAGCAGCCAGCGTGGCTTCTGATTTTAGGAAGCACATATCGCAGTTGCCGTGCGGTGTCTTACCGCCGACATTTAGTAACTGAAGGTCAAAGGGCTGGCTTTGCCAAAAATCGGAGACGTGCCTTTTGGTGACGTGGGCCTGCACCAGAGGATACCAAAGGTCACCACATTCCTTGTTTTTGTAGTTCACGCGCTGAGTCTCGTCGCCTCGTATGCCGACAGCCGCGTGCCAATCTCTCCAACCTTTATGTTTGAGATAACGCTTCATCGTCCGAACCTTTAGCTCTGAACTACAAAAACGTGATCGCAGATTCGGTGGGAACTGCCGGTGTTCTAAAACACGCAAAAACGGCTCTCCGTCCCTACTGGCGCTATTATGGTTCACGACATTAAATGTGGGATACCCATCGCGTTTTTGCGCGTCACCGGCGTAGTCATATTCAAGCCAGGTAATCGGTACGCCCCATCTCACACTGCACTCATTCACAAAGGAAAGCGTTTCTTCCATCTCTTTTCCGGTATTGGAAAACAGCACTTGTACCCGGTCGGGAAGATCACCGTTTGCTTCAAGGATTTGATGCAGCATGAACGCACTCGTCCGACCGCCACTAAAGCTGATCTGAACATTTCCGTCTGGCAGCTTGTATGGCTCAACCATCGCTTGCCCCTTCATCAATCACCAAGTTTCCGTAGGCCATTTTGCCAGCCTGCTCATTTTGATCTTCATCTTCCGGCAGCTCTACATAGCCCCGGCCCTCACATACAGGACATTGGCCATAACCGGTGGTAAGGTCGCCGCCGCGCATATAATCAGGCACAGCTATCTCAACCTCGCACTCACCCTGGGCATCGCAGTGTTCGCACTCCAGCACCTCACGCCACTCCCCAGGCACGGTTGAGATGCGGATCTTCCGCGCCAGCATGGTGCTGAACCCTCTAGCCATCCTGGCCCCGCAGCAGAAGGCAGAAGTCATCTAGGTCAAGCACCACCAGCTCAGGCTTGCGGTCAGCCTTTAGCACCAGCGCATCAGCGCCTTCCATCCAGTCATAGATCTGCTTGAAGCCGTTGGCGCGGCACTTGACCTCTAGCTCCCACTGGTCAACTGGCAGCGGGTCACCTTTGCGGATCACCAGGTCGTTCTTGATGGCGGCACCGCCTGACAGCGGGACGCGGTAGCAGTCCAGGCCGTTGGCTTCCAGCTTCTTGCGGATGCTGTTCTCGGCCCTGTAGCCTTTATCGCGTGACGCCTTACCCATCTGCCGACATGGGAAAGAAGTCGTTTGGTGTGACCTTCCCGCCAGTCAGATTGATGATGCGCTGCATATAGTCTGGGTTTGGCACAGACCGCCTCGGATCATCGAGGGGGTGGCACCAGCGCGTGACAGTGATGGTCTGTGGCACACCAAGCTGACGCGCCAGCAGCGATTTCGACCAACCCTGTTCATTTCGCCAATCATCTAAAGTCATGCAGCAGACATTAACGTGCTTGACGTTCAGTGACAAGGTAGCTTATTGATGAATTAGCTTATCATTCAGCGACAGGGCGATTAATATGGTTTCCATGCCGAATAACCTAAATCAAATGATCCGTCAGGCGAACATGACAAAGCGAGAGGTTGCTGCCTTGAAGGGCATCACGCCTGAGAACCTGTCACGTCAGGTCAACGGCCACACCAACATTACACTGCAGGATGCAGAGCAATACGCCAGAATTTTGGGTTGCACAGCTCAAGACGTGCTGTTTGCGTTGCCCCCTGTCCCTATCATCGGTTACTGCAAAATCATACGCTGTGATCCAAAAGCTCATGATTGTCCACCAACAGGTGTCCGCATTGAGCGTGAGATCAGCGCTGGCAAAACCATGGGCAAGGTTTATCTGCAAACCTATATGCAAACAAACACAGCCGCCGTTCTTTGGTCTGCTGAAAGCGGCTATTCCGGCCTTTGGGAACAATGGAGTAGCGCCGTGCATTTCATTGAGCGCGAGCCAATTGAGAAAGGCTATGTGTCGGAGACCGCAATCCAACACGAAGCCTATGCCTATTTGGAAAATCCTGTTCAAGAGTTCGGCGTTGATCGCCGGCTGGTCTGCGGAATTGTCTACCCAGAACCAGGTGGGGTTTATACAGTCCACAACAACGACACTGGCCTCGCAGTGAAAGGCCAAAAATTATTATGGGCCGCTGCGTCTCTTTCAGTTTCTTTCAGGCCAAAATTACGCGGTATCGACATAATCCTTGATGACTAAAATAAAATAGCTTGTCGATTTGCGACAAGGCGTGATAAACCTCAAGACAAGGTGATTGTCTTGGGGTTTTTCTATGTCCTTCCCATTTGCGCCCACTTGGGCCACTGAAAAAAATTATTTTCATCATTCCAACCCAGAATCGCGCCCGATCTGTAAGGTTTTCTACGACAAGTGCGTTATTCGCCCACTTGTGAACAGATGCTGGCAGATCCTGAAAGATGAGATTGTTGGGGATAAGGACTACGCCAGGCAGCTAATCGAGATATACAAAGACGACAACGCCAACATGATGGCGGGCCGTGTCGTGCAAGACATTGCCAACAAGCACCTTGTCGATGACATGACCTTTGATGAGGCGCTGCGGCACGGCATGGCGGCTGTGGACGAGTATGAGCCGCGCAAATGGGATCATGGCAAAGATGCTGATAAGGCGGCAATCAACCGTGATGAGCTGGCTGATGTAGCACAGCACGCCGTTGAAGGCGTGATGGCGGCGCATCGTGAGCTGGGGCTGAACCGTATCACCGGCGAGAGCGAAGTGCTGACGCGCCTGCCAGGGCTTGAGCTGCCCTACAGCGGCTTCCCAGACTTCAGTGGCCAGGTCGAGCTGAAGACCAAGTGGTCACGCTTCAGTGCAAAAGCCAAGTCAGGCAAGTCTGCCGCCAGCCTGCCACAACAGCCAGACTGGTCGCACGTCTGCCAGGTCGCCGGCTACTGGTCTGCCACCGGCAAGCCACAACTCATCGTCTACGCCAATGCCACCGGCCACCGCGTCTTCAGCGCCGCCAACTGCGACCGCCTCACCACAGAGGGTATGCAGGCCGCGCTGAACCAGATCACCGCAAAGTGCCAAGTGCGTGAAAACCTTCTCAAAAAGGCAGATTCCGTTGAGGAGCTGCTGAAGCTGGTCGAGCCAGATTTCGGCCATTTCTGGGCTTGGGATGTCCGTCCCGAAGTTCTCAAACAAGCAAAAACAGCATGGGGATTCCGATGAGTAGAAACCTTATTTGGCTTCACGTTGATGAAGCTGGCCGTCCTTTGCGTCCATACAGCCGTCTGCGTGAGTTCCTGCGAATTATGGGCGTCGTGGTTGGCTGTCTCTTTGTACTGTTTTGTCTCTGGTGCTTTGTTGTCCTTCTTTCGTTGTTGGGGGGCTGAGATGGTGCAGCAGGATTTGCTTGAATGGCCAGGTCGCGCCGGCCCCAACGTCCATAAGGATGCGAGAGACACTGAGATCGAGGCTGCTGAGTTTGTGGCCCCGAAAGTCACCGGCCTACGGTTGAAAGCTCTCACAGCCCTCAGAGACGCGCCGGCAGGGCTGACCGGCAGTCAAGTGGCCCAGAAAATGGACGCATGGCTTTACAGCGTGAAGCCACGGCTGACAGAGCTTGATCGCATGAAACTGGTCGAAGACAGCCAGCGCCGCGAGAAGAACGACCGTGGTCGCAAAGAAGTCGTTTGGCAGATTACAGCAGCCGGTCGTGAGTTTTTGGAGACGCTGGATGAGCAATGACATCATTGAGGCCATGAAGGCCGTCAACCAGGCCAACGCTCAGGGGCTGCAGCTCAAGGGCAAGAAGTACACCGAGGTTAGCACCCGCGTTGAGGTCTTCCGGCAGCACTTCAAGTCTTACAGCTTGGAGAGCGAACTGGTGTTAGATGATGGCCAGCGCGTCGTCGTAAAGGCTTACATTCGGCGCGAGGACGGCACCGTGGTCGCCACTGGTTACGCTGAGGAGATACGCGGCAGCAGCAATGTGAACCGCACCAGCGCGATAGAAAACTGCGAAACAAGCGCTTGGGGCCGTGCTTTGGCCTGCCTTGGCTTACATGGCGGGCAGATCGCCAGCGCCAATGAGCTGACCGCCGCAAAACGGAAAGATACAACTATCAACGAGAATCTTGAGGCTGAGATCAAAAGCAAGAAGACCTTAGTGGCTTTGAACCAGTGGAACCAAGACAATGCAGTAGAAATCTTACGACTGCAAAATGAAGATCCTGACGTTTTCCAGCGTCTTTACAGTGTGTTTTTAGAACGAGAGAAGGAGATAAAAAATGGCAGCACCTGACTTCAAAAACGGCAAGCTGCAGCTTGTGAGCGGGTTCAGTGTATCTGATCGCGTCAGCATGAGCTGCTGGCTGAACATTACAGATCCAGCGCTGCTGGAAGCCGTGATGGCGCACTATCATGCAACCAATCAGCGCCCAGGCTTCTCGATGCAGAAGAAGGTCAACGACCGCTATGAGGACGTGACCAAGGCCAAGATGTTCAATGACGTGCTTGATCCATATCAGAGCCAGCAGCCGGCTCAGGAACAGCCAGCACCGCAGGGCTTTGCACCTCAGCAGCCAGCGCCTCAACAGCCAGCTCAGGGCGGCTTTGCACCTCAGCAACCAGCCCCACAGGGTGGCTTCAGCTACCAGCAGGCCAAGAATGGCTAGGCAAGCGCTGTTGCCCTTGAGTGAGGCGTGCGTGCTTCTCCTTGGTCAATACAACGACAATGAGCGGCGCAGGGTAAAGCGTTGGATCGAGCAAGGCGTCATCCAGGCAGTGCAGGATGGCTCAAAGTTTTACATCCCGCGTGCAGAGATAAACCGATTAGCAGGAGGACAAAGTGCCGAGAACATGGACAGCGGCG